TTATAGGTGCAGTAGGAATTATTGCTTGGGTTTTTTGGTTAATAGCATCCGCATGAACACTTTCATCTTAACAATATTTGTAACTGCTGGTGTATTCTTTCAAGTACCTGCAGAATACTCTTCATACGAAAAGTGTATCTATCACGGAGAACAAGTGATGGAAGAACGTAGAAAAGACTTTCAACCTTCAATCGCACATTATGTGTGTGAGGTTAAGCAAACCCCATAAGTTTATATTTCTGTTCAGTATGATGTTCGTTTCGTGACGCAAGATTTGTAGTCGAAGCATTGTTTACTGTGTTTGGTGAAATGTTATTTTGAACTGCAACAGTACCATCACCCGTACCTTGGTCATTCGCATTTGCTTCTGATTGTGCCATTTGAAGATTTTCACCTGATTGTCTACTAGGTATCATTTGTGCATTACCACCAGACATGAGATTACTCGCTTCTCTTGCGGTATTGATTGCACTAATCTCATCATCTGTGAAAAAACTTGTAGGTATAGGTTGACCACCAATCATAGTAGGAACATTGCCTTCAAATGTTGGGTTACCTTTTAGACCTGATGCTTTAGCAAGTTCTTTTGCTCTTTTGAACTTTTCTCTTTTATCATAAGGTAAAGTCAAACTAGTTTCAACAATACCATCATCAGCACTCGCACTTGCATTTATTATAGAACCTGTGCTTGGTGGAACTGGAACAGCGGCACCAGTTGCTCCTACTACACCACCTGAAAGTCCTGGGTCAAAGTCTGCACCTTGTCCTTGAGCAGGACGACCTTGCATACTTGAACCAGCACCAAGTGCAGACCTTAGTTGTGTCATTCTTGCAATTGCACTTTCAAAGTCTATATCAGGTGATGCAAGACCTTTGAACTCAACGTCATCACCAAAGAATAGTCCGCCATCAATCTTACCACCCATAATTGCTTTTTCAATTGCAGGTATGGACTCTACTAGGTCTTCTGCAAATTCTTTTAGACCTAAGTCACTACCATCAAATGATAAATCAGATAAACCACTCAATGCACTTTGTATTCTTTCAAGTGATGCGGCACCTACTTCTAAGTCATATGAATTATCAGCAATCTTCATCATTTGTTCGATAGGACTATCATTGCCAGATAAGAAGTTTAGAATATTAGCACCTACTTCCATGAAGGCGGCACCAAAGTTACCTGCAGAGAATTTCAATAATCCAGCAGATATACTACCCATTGCTTCACTAAATGATGCCGCTTTTTCTGTGCTTACTTCATCTGCGATTGATGCAAGAGTTATGACATTTTGTTTTGTAGTTTCAGTCCAATCAGTTCCTCCAGCAAACCTTGCAACTGCTTCTCCTGCTCCAGCAATGGCAGAACCAACACCAAATGCCGCAAGACCACCTGCTATTATAGCAAGAGCGCCAGACGCCTCTGTTACATTTCCAAATGGTATTGCTGATATTGTTGAAAGAGTTGTGACATTCTGAACTATCGTTGATGCCCAATTAGGGTCTGTGAAATTAGTTATTGCTGATGCAAGACCTGCAATCGTACTACCAGCACCAAATACTGCAAGACCAGCACCCAATATACCAAGGGCGCCTGCCGCTTCTGTTACATTCCCAAATGGTATCGCTGATATTGACGCAAGAGTTGTGACATTTTGTACAATGCTTGACGCCCAATTAGGGTCTGTGAAATTAGTTATTGCGCTTGCAAGTCCTGCTACTGCAGAACCAACACCAAAGATTGCAAGACCAGCGCCCAATTGGCCAAGAGCAAGCGATGCCTTGGTCGCATCTCCCATATCAACTACATCACTAATACTTGCAAGAGTAACAACTTTTTCTTTTACTTTTTCAGCATCGAAGTCTAAGAATCCTGCGAATGCGGCAACAAGACCAGCGGCCGCACCAGCGGCGGCAACACCGAGCATACCGAGCATACCCATGCCTTTTTTACCTTCTGCAGGTGTAACTGTAGATGCATCAGCAGGTCCACCCACAACAGGTGCGCCTGCGCCTGCTTCTTCTCTTGCTGTTTCTGTTGATTGTGCCGCACCAAATGCGTCTGGTGCAAGTGATTGTTGAATAGCAGTCATGACTTCAAGCATCTGCGAGTTGATACTATACACATCTTGCATAGTAGCAGAAATGTCGCCTAGTACTTGATTACTCTGAATAGAATCCTGATGATTATCTTTATTAAGAGTTTCTACTGCTTCATTTAGTCCGCCGATGCTATCTTTATCTGCCATTTAACTACCTATTTACTTTTCTTATCAGCATAAGCATTTGCCCCAAAGTAGGCGGCAACCAATGCTGAAATAGCAACAAAATAAGTCGGTGCAATATCTGCAATCAGTGTCGCCGCCTTTTCTTGTCCTAGTAATGATGTAATCAAAATGCCTGCTGGATAGAATAACATACCCAACAATGCAAACCATGTCATTTGTCTCATAGCGTCCCTTCTCGCATCTGCATCCTCTAGTTCTTTACGCTTAAATTCAAGATACATCTCTTGCTCGTTCGGTGATACTTTACCATCACCATTAACATCTGCTGGATGATATCCTGCTTTTTTTATTTCTTCTGCCATTACATCTTCCTTTGTTTTGCTTTTTCATTCTCTTCTTCAATGTATTGGGTCAACAAAGTGATATATACTTCCCTCTCCCACGGCATCATATTTTCAAGTTCTGTCAATGAGTATTTATGATGTTGCATTAGTGCAAAATTAGTCTTCATATAATTGACCATATTGTCATGTGAGAGGATTATACTAAAAAATTTTGTAATCCTGTTATTACTCTAGTGTTCTCCTTACCACAACCTGAACATGTGTATTCAAGTTTCTTACTTACCTTAGGTAACTTTACAAAAAAATCTCGTACTAAAGCGAACTGCTGATTAGTCATACTTTCTAGAAACGCTTGAACTTCATCTACTGAGGTAGTATCCATTGTGTAGATGTTACCATCTGCTTCAATGCTTTCAATACAACTAGCAAGAAACGAGAAGTTGTCTTCAATGTTTTCTAAGTTCTGAATAGTATCTAGATTTTGTAAAGTTGGGTATTTCATGTTAAGAACGACATTAGGACTAATCTGAAGTTTAGTATCAGGTAGTTGAGTATTATCATATCCAACAGTTCCTAAGTCTACTGTCATGTGAGTTAAACCTTCACATTCGCTATCTGTGCATTTAACTCTAAATTCGACTTCTTCACCTATTGACTTCTCTCTTAAACGTAGAAAGATATTCTCTACTTCAAAGATTGGAAGACTGTCGATTTTAATTTGGTCGTAAGTGCAATTATTAATTACTTGCTTCATTGCATTGAGCATGTGTGTATTGTCTTTTTCTTCCATTGCCATCAAAAGAATTTTTTGTTCTTTTACGAGAAATGGACGAAATTTGATATTATCACCATTATACAATTTCAAATCATACTGTGGTGTATCAAGTCTAGGTAGTGCCATAATATTTTCTCCTTAGTTAATTATATACTAATACCTGCATCGTTAAATCTTGTTGCTGAAGTGTCTGCTCTAAATGTACCTTGCGCTGGATTATATATGATATATTCAGGCGACTTCTGTGACGCTTGAACTGAACCAATACCAAAAGGTGATGTAGTCTCAGTCCACTTTCTAAATTGCATTGAAACTTGTAGTCTGGCAACTTCAGCATTGCCTGCACCGTAAGCGACTTCTGCAACTGTTTTTGGATATGCTTCTAAAAGAGTACATTGATATCTTGCTTTGAGACTTGATTGCGATACATCCATACCGTCTGACGCATCAAGTGCTAAGATATGAACTTGTGTTACATACTCATTATAGAAGTTTGCGTGATGTGTATCTTCATTAATAATACTTCTCTGCCATGTATCAAAAAATCTTTTGACAATATAATCTCTATCAATATAGAAAGTTAAATTCACAGGTGAGTAACTTACACCGTATGGCATTTCACGACCAGGACCATATACTTTGTTTAATTTAGTATCAATGTTGAGTGATGGCAATGATGCCGCTTCACAGTACAAACTAACAAGTCTTTGTCCTTCTACCATTTGAGAGTAATTACTAAACTGATTACCACCACTAGTAAGACCACCCCAAACATTTGAACGCCCAAAATTGTTTGCTGAAGGTCCTTTTGGTAAATCTAGTACTACCATGTATTTACTAGACTTTGCAAGACCTGCGCTTTTTACTGTTGCTAGAAATTCTCTAATCGCCATTATCGTTGCCTCATTTTTCTGTTACTGTCTAGATATACTTTCTGTTTACTTGCACCTCTAAATTGTTCAGTAGGCAAAATAGCGGCAGTTGTCCAGTCATCTGGTTGTATAAAAAGTAGTCTACCTTTTATCTGACTTCTTCTATACTTTTTTACTGCAGGTCTTACTTCTCTAAATCTTGCGAAGTTGCTCAGTATGTTCCAGTCTGCACGAATTCGTGTTTGTATATCAGTATCACCAATCTTAAATCTACTTAACTTTTCAAGTAATATAATTCTAGAAGTAGGATGTAAGTAGTGAAAGTTTATAGCAGTGACAAGACTACTCTCAATATTGAAAGGTAGTATTAGAGGAAACATATCATAGTAAGGTAACTTATCCTTTGTTATTGGATTTGAGTAGTTAATAAGATATAAGCGACCAGGTAACATTCTATTAGTTAAGTTCTCAGAATATTCACGCTGAAATTTAGGTCCAGGGTATGATGTACCAACCAGTCTTTTAACTTGGTCTTGATACCACTGCGCCGAACGCCTTTGGTCTCCAGTCGCCGCTCTTATTTCTTCAAGTACTCTAATCTCTGCCATACTAGTATTTATGCTAGTTCAGATGGTCTTCTGTTAAAATTATGAAATCCCAGTTTCTATCTTGTGCATACTCACTTGCCGCTTTCCATTTAGCAGAATTGACACCCCAATTTTTCACTTCACCAAACCATCGTGCAGTCTTTTTCTTAGGGTTTGTAGAGGGTGCTTTCGTATATTTTTTAGGTTTAACTTCTACTAGATATGATTTAAGTTCGCCTTCTTGTGTGCGTACTTGAATATAGAAATCTACAAAGTATCGATGAATTTTGTTATCTAAAGGTGAAACGTAAGGTATGACAGTTTCTTCACTACCCCATTTCAGAACATCTGGATTCAAGTCACACCACTTCATCAGTTTTCGTTCCCATAATGAACGATAAATAACATTACTAGGGTTGCCTTGATATTTTTCTTTATTGACTGGAGAATATCTTCCTTTGTATGCCATTCATAAAACTCTTATAAATAATCATTGTAATTACTATTTATAGGGAAACTCATGGCGCTAAACACATTCTCAGAACAAACATACACTAGAGTACCTGTCAAAAGAGAACCTAAGAAAACGGGTAGACGTTATGGTTCTGCTGGATTAACATATCCGATTGACATGGGTATAGATGCACCTGCAGAACTTGATAATCATATTATCTTTGATATCTATTTTGATGAAACTACGTCTTTTACTAATATTCAAGGAACTAGAGATGAACCTAAAGCATGGAAAGGTCATTCTGCTATTGTTGGCAACAAAGCATCAAAAGCAATAGAGAATTTAGAACAAGGTATAAAAAATCTTGCTGGTGTTGGCGAAGGTGGTCTAGCAGACAAAGCACTTAATGCTATACCTGAAGGTGTTACATCTTCAGTAGGTAAGTTTAAGAATGGTGCTTTTGGTGGCGCACAAAATCTAAAGAAGTTGAATGCGTCTATTGCACTTGCAGTGCCTAATACTTTTACTGCTACATCAAGCGCAAATTATACTGAAGCAAAGTTAGGTGCAGTTGCAGGTCTTCTATCTAGAATAGGTGCTGGTGAGCAAGGGAATCAAGACATAGCAAATCTAGGTGGTCAAGCGGCACGACTTGCGATGGAAACATTTGCGGCACTTCCTGATGCTTTCGGTATGAACTTACAAAATATTATGGAAGTATCAACAAGAAGAGTTTCTAATCCTCATATCGAACAAAGATTTGAAAGTGTTTCTTTTAGAGAGTTTCAATTTGTCTATGAGTTTGCCGCACGTTCTGAACAAGAAATGAGAGCAATTGATAATATTATTAAAACTTTTAGATTTCATATGCATCCAGAGTTGATACCTTCTGGACTGTTCTTTGATTATCCTTCTATGTTTGATATTACTGTTATGCATAAAAATAACGAGAACAAATACATGCATAGAATATCAACATGTTATCTGACTTCATTTACAACTAACTATACTTCTACTGGTGTGTTTGCTACAAACAGAGATGGTCAACCAACAGAGATACAATGTACTATGAACTTCAGAGAAATTGAACCATTACATAAACACAGAATTGAAGAGGGTTACTAATGAGTTACTTTGAATCCTTTCCAGTGACGTTCTATGACGTTACGAAACCTGGTGATGTTGAACCTAATGTTATAATCACCAAAGATATTATTCGTAGAGTAAAATTAAATAGTCGTGTTGCGAACAGTGCGTTTTCATATGATCCATATGACATACAAGAAGGTGAGCGTCCAGATATCTTAGCACATCAGTTTTATAATTCAAGTAAATTTGCATGGGTAATTATGGTCACAAATGAAATACATGATTTATACGAAGACTGGCCACGAACTGAACGTGAACTTAAAAACATGATTAATAAAAAGTATGGTGGTATGGGACCTTATGCAGTCAAAGGCACAGAAACTAGCACAGGTAATTATTACTCAGGTGTTAATGGATATTATTATCCTCTATTTTTATCAAGTGAAGAAGCAAGAAACTATGATAGATTAAAAGAGTTTTCGGGTGGGGCGCACACTCATACATTCTCAGAGTTTCCTAACACTGTATTCTATATGCCAGATGGTCCTACAAGAGGTCACGGCACATCATCTTTCGATACTTCTATATACAAATTATATAAAACTAACTCTGGTCCTGATGGTATACATCATTATGAGTACCCTCAAGCATCTGGTGACACTACAAAGAAAGTTATTACAACTGCAACAACATATACTGAAATTACAAGTCCTGGCACAGAACAAACTAAGAATACTGATGCTATTACTAATAGAGTATACGAAGAAAGAATTAACGAAGCAAAAAGACAGATTAATATTTTAAGACCTAATCTTCTACAAGAGTTTGTTGAAGAGTTTAGAGAACTTATAAAGGAATAATATTATGAGCGGCGGTACTAAGGGCGGCGGTGAGGTAATAATGGAAGCATTAAATATGTTTCCTAATTCAGTAAAAACAGTCGGCGATGCAAAAAAATCAAAAGAGTTTCTAGACTTACTTAGCGTATATTCTCAATTAACTATCAGTGAAAGTATATTGACACCTTTTCAAACAGGTAGTATTACTATTAATGACAGTAATGATATGATGCCTGACTATCCTATCGGTGGTGCTAATATCATGCACATCAAATACAATGTGCAAGAAGGTACTATAGATACTGAAGTTGACTTATGGTTTCGTGTAGTTGGTATTGAGAATGTAGTTATACAAGAACGCAAACAAGCATTTACTATGAGATTGATTAGTGAAGAAGGTTATAAGAATATGAACACTTCACTATCATCTGCGTTTACAGGTGAACCTCATTCTATTATATCTCAAATATTCTCACAATATCTTTCAACTGGTGTTAAGCAATTAACTGCAGAAAAGTCTTTAGGTGGTCTAAAATTAGTCTGCCCTATGTGGAGACCTAGTCAAGCAATACGATGGGTTTTGAATAAATCAATATCGTCTGAAAAAGATTTACCTGGTTTCTTTTTTTACGAGAGTATGTTAGGTTTTAGACTTTTATCAACAGGTACACTTTTAGATAAACAAAAGAATATGGTCATCACTGACCTCATGGGTGATGTTGAAAATGAAAGAGACAAAGGTGGTAAAATCAAAAAAGGATATATGTACAAAGTTCCTGGTGTTCCTGTAATAGGTTCAGATGGTAAACCACAGTCAGGTATGGTTGGTAGTGAGACAACGCAAAACGTAGATGATTTCAGAATTCTTGAAAGACAAAAAATAGCAGAAGATATATTGAATGGTAACATGAGTGCAAAGCATATTACATATGATATCTTTCATAAAGACTATTCAGTAAACACATGGGATTATTATGATGACTTTGATAAATTAAAGCGTTTGGCAAAGAGTCCACACTTTGAAAGACCTGAAAGAAAAATAAGTTCTAATATAAGTATTTCGTTAAGTTCAAAGCAAACAAAAATACATGCACAGAAAAAAGGTGAAGCAGGTTTCAGAACTATTTACCCAGAAGACTATGCTCTACTTAGACATCAAGTTATGAAGCAGATTGATGATGAAGTTGTAGAAAACTTTGAAGCACCTGGTAACCCTGTTATCGAATGTGGTAGACTATTAGAGTTTAATTATCCTGCTATTAGAAAAGTAGAAGATGCTGATGATGTTTATAATAAAAAGTACTCAGGACTATATTTAATTAGAGACTGTATGCATTTCTTTAGTCCTGTTGCAAACAATACTACTTCATACAAAGTAGATATGAATATTGTAAAGGACGGATGGAATGCGTAAGTTTACAGAATTAAGAGAAGAGATATCTCAAAGAGATTTAGACGGCATTGAAAAATTTGCAGATAGATTATTTGCAAAAGTAAATATTGATGTAGAATTCACAAGACATTTTTTAGATAGAGTAAACGATGAGCGTAACAAGAAACAGATTACTACTGCAGAACTTACTCGTTTGTTTAAGCAAACTTATAACAAACATGGGAAAAAGATTCCTCAACTTGGTCCGGATGCTGAAGCAGTTTTGAAAGATATGCAAACTGATATAAATATGCCATTTGTTCTCAAGTATGATAAAAGAAATCAAGAGTTTGAACTTGTAGCAAAAACTGTCATGCGTAAAAAAGGGTTCAAGACAAGCAATCAAACTTTGTCGATATAAATAAATCCAAAAGGAAATAGTATGAAGAATTTTATGGGGTTTAACGGATTTACTTGGTTCATGGGTGTGGTTGAAGACCACAACGATCCAGAACAGATTGGTAGAGTTCGTGTACGATGTCTAGGTATTCACACAGAAGATAAAGAAACATTACCTGTTGAAGATTTACCTTGGGCGATGGTCATGATGCCTACTACAAGTGCGTCTGTTTCACAGATAGGTAACTCACCGTCAGGACTTCTTAAAGGTTCGTGGGTGATGGGATTTTTTACAGATGGTGAGGAATGTCAAGAACCAGTTGTTATTGGTTCATTTCATGGTTACCCTATGGAAAGACCAAATACAGATTTAGGGTTCTCAGACCCATCTGGTACTCATCCTGTTGAAGTTGAAGAACCAGACACATCTCGTTTAGCAAGAGGTAATAGAAAATCTAAACTCTATACGAAGAAGCAAGAACATTTATCTGCAGGTGAACATCCACCACACCCTATTGCATGGTCATCAGACAAATGGAATACAATGGCGAATCCTTACAACGCACGTTATCCATTCAATAGAGTAAATCAAACAGAGAGTGGTCATGTCATTGAGGTAGATGATACACCAAACGGAGAAAGAATTAACATACAACATATGTCAGGTAGTTTCATTGAGATGCATCCTGATGGGTCGATAAGAATTCTTAACGAAGGTACACATGAACTTTTAATTGAGAAAGACCATAATCAACATACTAAAGGTAACTTCAACATTTATGTAAGTGGTACTGCAACAGTGAGAGCAGAAGGTAACATTGATATGGAATCGACAAAAGATATTCGTGCAAAGTGTGTCAACTTTAGAGTTGATGCGTCTGATACGATTGACTTGAATGGTGGTAAGCACATTGATGCTGATGCACCTAGAATTGACTTGAACTAAGAGGATAAAATGGCAAAAGTAAAATATGGGTCTGCCCCAATATATGAAAAAACAATCAAAGGTACTTCTCAAGGAAGAAAACCTATAACATCAACAATGAACAAACATAAGAGAAGAAGTTTTAAGAAGTATAGAGGTCAAGGTAGTACAAGATGACAGGTAAGTTTCAAGTTCTAATTGGTGGTGTAGTTCATACATATCGTCATGTCGATGATATACCTGCGTCATTTGATAATTTGATTGGATTTGAACCTGACTTTCCTCCAGAACCACATACACAAGAAGACCATGATTTGATTG